TAGATCCAATAAGCGGATACTTCTTATCTAGCTTCTCAATCATCGCCTGACCCGAAGCGGTGTAACCGAAGCTCCTGCTTCCCGCAAACTCAGCAATCTTGTAACCGGCCTCACCGAACTTCTGCGTAACAATAATCCTGGCGAATGACTTGCCATAAGTAGCCCCAGGAGTAACGCCGACACTCACCTTGACGGGAGACCAACCAGTCCTGGAATCATGAACCATTCCACGCAACGGAGAATCTATTGGCATTTCACTTTGGATAGCAGAAGCAAACGGTGTTAAGTCAGCTTTCAAATCTTTCTTAAGCTGTGACGCAATGCCCGGGTCTATTTCCTTCAGCTCGGAGGTCAATCGCTTTAACGCCGTTGCATCAATCTCAGGTCTAATCACAGCAAACTCCTCAGCCCAATTCTACCGCCCGCCATGCGCCTGAGACCGGGCAATCATGTAACGCCACATCGTCCATAACATGCGAGGCTCCGTCCCCAACAACTCGTTAGGAGCAATCCCCGTCTCAACAGACATAATGGCAATCTGCCAATGGAGTGACTGGTCTCCCAGCCCCCTTATTTTTTTGCTTCAGCCTCACGAACCATTGACACAGTTTCCGCCCAAGCCTCAAAATCCAGGTCCGTAACCTTAGACCGTTTCGAAGCGTGCCAGGCGAGGAAAAACATGTGAGTCAAACGCACATCGGTTCCCAACCGGGCAACACTCAAATCAAACTTCGCCTCAAACGCAATCAGGTCAGCTGCAATAGCACTAACCGTAATCGGTTCGACGGCTTCAATAAACTCAACCTGTAGGTTAATTGGGTCCATGGGTTATGCGGTTCCCCTGACAATGCCAGCAGTGCCCGCCGTAGGCCAGGTGATGCTCTGGGTAGCGAGGTCTCCCACACTGGAAGCAATCGGTGTGGTCTGCGAAACCAGGTATACACCCGTGTAGCTAGGGTTCGATGAGCTAATGGTTCCGCTCGTGGGGAAAACCACAACGGTAGCAAGCGAACCGAAAGCTCCGAAGATGGTCTGGTCAACAGCACCAGAACCAGTCGTAGCAAAATCTTGGTGGAAATCCAAAGTGATTGAACCATCCTTCAACCCAGCGATACGGGTACGGAACCCGGCACCACCAAACGCGGTCGTTTCAATTTCGTCCGCACTAATATCTAGTGTGACGGCAGCGATGTGGTCAGAAAAGTCCACGCCGTTGATAGTCGTCTTTATGTCAGTTGCGACAAATTTACTCACAATTACTCCTTGTTAATTAGCGTAAACAATTACCGTAAAATCGGCTGCGAGATAACTAACATCTCCACTCAATACTACCGCACCCACATTCGTCATCTCCGGGACAACACAATCAAACGCTGCGCCACCCAACGTGCGATCCGACTCAATAGCTTTCTTGATACTTGCAGAACCCGTGGAAATATATGAGTCCAAGCGGGCCTGCGCAATACGCTCCGCCACCTTCCCCACAACCACAGACACAACAAAGTTGTAGGTAGTCAAACCCTGAACCGTCTTAGTGTTAAACGCCCCGTTGTACGAGACACTACTCAAGGAAAGAATTGCAATCGGTGGGGAGAAACTATCAGGGATTGTTTCAGCCACACGCAACCCTGCAACCGTAGCCAGGTTGTCCCCAATACCGGAACGGATAGCGCTTATGCTCACGCCATCCTCAGTTTCTTCCACGGACCAATGAGCGCTTCGACGTCCGGATCGTAACGTGACACACGCATAACCCCAAGGTCTCCGAACCCTGCCGCCCCCAGAGGGGAGTCGTACCGTTTGAACTGGCGCAACGCCATCAGAATAGTAGCCTGCTTGATAGCAATCGGCACCGCAGCAAACCCGAACACACCAACAATCTGCACGGAAGCCTGCCCTGCAGTAATATCGCGTGGCTCATAGATGGGCCACAAGTAATCACCCACAGCACGCACCCGTGTAGCCGGGGTGACGATCCCACCAGCTAACCCATTCAACGGTTCCAACTGGTAGTCACTGTCAGCCCACGTCTGGTTGAACCCACCCTCACCCGTAGTGTCCGACTTGATAGTAGTGACCGAAACAATGTCGTCCGTCTCCAACAAGAAAATGTCGGTAGGAATATAAACCCTTGTTGCCGTCCCGGAACTATAAAACACTCGTTCGCAGATACCGTCAATCTCACGCGACGAAGCCTCAATGCTCAACTCGAGCAGGGCGTCATCAATCGTGTCAGTAATCCTTGCCGCAGCCTTCACTTCAGAAAGTGATGCGTACCCGTTTACAATAGCCAAAATAAACCTCCGCTCCCATTCTACCGCCCACGCTCCCACCCGTTCACCCTCCGACGTTCCACACTCCACGAGCCTGCCGTAAAGTCCCCGTTCGAAAGCTTGTTCGAATAGTGCGTTTGATTGTTCGAAAATGTGTTCGAATTTCTATTAATGAAATGAGTGTCAGCCCGCATCGTCGAACTGTTGTCATGGACCATCGGCACATCAAACTTCACAACAGTTACACCAGCCCGCTCCGCCCGGCGCTGATAGTCCGTGTCCTCAAAGTATGCGGGAAAGAACCCCTCATCAAACAAACCCACAGCCCTCACAGCCTCATAGCCGAGCACAAACGCCTGCCAATGGGGAAACATACTAGAAAGGGTTATCTGGTCGCTACGGGCCTCTGACAGCCCCTGAAGGGCACCAGGCTCAAACACCACATCGTTCGACACAATAAACCAGCGATCATCATACGGAAACGACTTGACACCCAAATTCCATGAGGCAGCCACACCAAGGTTCGCAGGCATGGGCAAATAGGTGGTCCGATCCACACACGCCGGGATATTTAACTCCATCGCCTCCTCGACTTCGGAAGCGCCATTATCAATCACCAGCAAATGTCCGACCGGCACATCAACCGAGTCGAGCATCCTTTGCAACAGATCGTAACGGTTCAGCACCGGCACAATCAGGTTCTCCAACATCACCGCCACGTTCCCTTCCACTTAGTCACAAACTCATTCTCCAACACAAGGTTCACACGCCCGTGACGTTCCTCCTCGCGCACCGCGTTAGCATCCGTCAACCCTGGAAACAAAACCGTCGGCTCCCCATGCAAGGCCACATAACGCCGGTGCCAATCAATCTCCAAAAGAATCGAGTGAGCCTTATCCTTCACAACGGGTACCCCTAACCGTTCAATAACACTGCGCTCATACACGCCCGCGTAGCAACCAAAAAAGTATGGGTCGCGGGTCAAAGCCACCGAACCCTCAAACTGCTCCAACAAATCCCAAAAACCCTCAGAGCGTATCTGCCACGAATCCTGCAAGAAAAGAAACCTGTCAGCGGTAGTGTTCTCCATTACCCAACGAATCTTCCCCAACTCGTAACCGAAGCTAACCACCGCAATATGTTCCCGATTTATTGATGCAGAACAATCCGCCAACCAAGCCTCACGCCCAGGACTAGAACCGATTACGGTCAGCACTACGGGCCTTCAACTTCGTGGTCGAAATAGTGTGAGTGTACGGAATATAAATCAACGAAATGTTGCGCTCATCCAACCAATCCTGGTCGAACATCATCTGCGCGTAATAGTCACGCCTAGCCCAATCCGTACCGATAGCAATATAGTGAGGGCTTACCGCTTCGATAGAGGGTTTTGAATCGGCCCCGCCAGTATTCGGGATCACAAGGTCAACCCAAACACAAGACTCCAAAACGGCTGCGCGCTCCGCATAAGAACACACTGGCGGTTTGCCTTTGTACGCCTCAATAAACTCGTCAGTGTTTAATGCAACAACAACATCGCCAAGCCGATTACACTGCTGCAAAAAGTTGACGTGTCCAGCATGAAACAAATCGAACGTCCCACCCGTATAGACGATAGGAAGGTCACGCAAAGTAACCCCTAAGAAATGGCATCCAATACTCATCCCACACAGTCTCCACATCAAAGCCCAACGCAAACTTCCGGGCCGTAGCAGAAAACCCGCGAGGAGCCTCATACGCCTCAGACAACGAGGTCACAATCGAATTGACGTTCGGAATCTGAAAATAAGCTTTCTGCGGTTCGTCCCAAAACACTTGACCATCAACCAACCAGGAATCCTCCGACACTAAATCTTTCGACGCAGCCCAACCCGAAGCAACCACCCGAGTCCCACACGCCTGAGCCTCCACCGTCGGAACCCCAAACCCTTCCCCATACGAGGTTGCCAACAACACATCCGAGGCAGAATAAATGCCAGCCAAATGCGCCTGCGAATACCCAACCCGCAACTCATCCGGATTAGCGAACGTCACAGCCTCCGGTGGAATCCCAGACACCTTACACAAAATCCCTAAATCAAACCCGCCCACATTAGGGGAAGGGTCAGCGTGAACATACAAATGAGAATCAGGGTGCTCCTTATGAAACACCGAAAACGCTAAGAAGTTTTCAGCATACGCTTTACGGTGAACAATCCCGTTAGCCTTATTCGCAGCCACAATGCTCACCAAAAACTTATCCTCCGGGATACCCATCCACTTCCGGACAGACACCTTCTCCCCATCAGCCCGCACAACTTTCTCAGTCTTAGTGAAGACCTTAGTGTCGATGCTGTGAGGAATATAGTGGGCTTCTATCCCGGCACCCGTCAACTGCTCCAACCCAAAAGGTGACATAGCCACCGGAGTCACCTGCTCGCGTTTCAGAAACTTAGCCACACCAGGTGGGGTTGTCACATGATCTAACGGCACCCAACAAATCACTGGAGCCTTACCCTCCCAACCGTTATACACCCACACGTCATACAACGTCATAATGGCGTGCTTCAAATCAGGGTCGTAATGGCTCCGGTGCGCTTCATGCCAGGGTGTCAACACATCCTGCGAATACGGTGCAACACCCCTCGGATAGTGCAACACATCCCCATGCTTAGTCGGGTACTTGTCCAACCGACCTTCCAGCCCATAGTTAGACAGCGACGCAGTTTTCACCCCATGCCGAACGAGACGTTCCACCAGGTGCTCCGCCTGCTGACCGTACCCGGTAGGCGCACCCGGCGAATTACTTGCAAGGGAAATGAGACCAGGAATTTTCTCAAACGTAGGCATCCCCCAATAATAGCGAAAACCCCCGCCGTGAACCTACAACACGACGGAGGCTTTCAGCCTATGAACTTAGACCTTATGCAAGGGCCAAGTACTTGATGTGGTTAGCGCCGTTAGCGACACCCGCAGCGAGGCGGTAAACGAAACGGTACGCGGTCACATCGTTCTCGAAGTATGCGTCAGAGCTGACAGACACCTGGAGACCAGTTGTTGCAACCTTGACAGACTCCCAGTGACCGAACAACACTGCCTTCGCACCAGTAGCAATAGATGCAACAGCAGGGTTTTCATACACGGGCATACCGAGGATGGTGGACGGCTCGCCTACAACAGGGTTATAGATGTAGCGGTTGTCTCCATCTTTCAGGCGACGGATGAAACCAAGGGTCGTGGTGTTAACCATGTAGCCTGCGCCCATCATACGAGCCATGCCATCAACACTGTAAGCCAATGTAATCAGGTCATCAGTGGTGAACGCGTTGGTTGTTCCTGCGGTTACACCGGAACCCGCAACAGCTGTGACAGCTGCGTGGATAACGACGTTTGCGCGAGTACCAATAGCGATACCTGCCTGGCGTGCGACGTTGGCCTCAATGTCAAAACCAGCATCCTGAACCAGCTCGTTGCTGAGCTGAACAATAAATGCTTGCTTTTTCGGGTCCAGAGAAAGGCTGGTGTAGGTGTTGTTGGACTCTGCAATCGCAGAACCTTCAGTCACCTCAGAAGCAGTGCTGTAACCGGACATGACGGGGATACGGAAATCCGAACCACTGTCGCGCGTGAAAACCTCAGAAGTTTCAAGGTAAGGCCCAACCAGTTTGGCAAGGTCATACACGCGGTCAAGGAACTCAACGGGAACAGTGTCAGCCGAAGAAACGAGTGCACGCTTCTCAGAAGGCAACCATTCGTGTCCGCGAACCTCGCCACGGGCAAGCGCACGGAAAATCTCAGCAGAATCTGTAGCAACTTCCTGAACGGGTGAGAAGCCACGAGCAGCCTCAGCAAACTCAGCAGCACGGGCCTCAGTGGACTCAGCAACCTCAATCGAACGCTGGGCGCTTTCAATGTCGGCTTCGATACGGTCAATCTTGGTCAGCTCAGCCTGGTCAAGCCCACGAGACTCAGTCTCCGCACCGTCAATGACGTCGCGAATCTGCATCGTGAGATTAGCCTTAAGCTCCTGCTGACGCTTCAAAAATGAATCAGTCATTAGAATCTTTCTTTTCTCAAAGTAATATGGAGTCACAGTCGCGTTGACGCTGAACCGCTACCCGCAGCGTTAACGCTTATCAGGTGCTCTAATTCTACCCGAGGCACTGCACAGTGGAACTGTCGGGAATTGAACCCGAGTCCTCCACACCTCTGCAAGCAGTTTTTATGCGAAGTCGAAACCAACCAGCCCCACACCAATTATGGCAGAAAGAAAGCCCCTACCGTCGAAAGGGGAAAACGGTAGAGGCCAACCCGGTCAGCGCTTTTCAGAAGCGTGAAGCACCCGAGTTTCTTTCGTTGGCTCCTCATCGAGCGCAACAATCGCACGAGCCAAAACGTCGGCATTAACATCCGGCCCAAGCTCCACAATCAGTTGACGAACCTGCTCAACCGTAGGCATCAGTACCCCATCAACAGCTGAAGTTTCTTCTTCTTCAAAGCAAGCATGTCAAGGCCATGGTCATCCACGGGCGTCTCAGCCTCAAAGGCAAGCTCACCAATAACCTTCTCCAACAGTTGACGATCATCGGTAGAAATGTCTTCACCGTTCTCAATCTTCAACAACGCATCAGCAAGGGCATCAGCATCCACATCGGCACGCTTAGCAATCTTGTCCAAACCTCGAACCGTAGCCGTCCCAGCAGTCCCACTGTAAGCGGGGAACGCCACCAACGAAACCTCAAACAGTCGCACAGACTTGAGAAGACGCTCAGTACCGTCAGCGCTCCACTCATCCCCACCACGGGTAGGCATTGAGAAACCAAACGAAAAACCTGTTACGTCACCACGACGCACAAGCTCCGCAGCATCCCGACCATAAGACGTATTCGGCAAGGTTGCCATTACGCGAAGGCCACGAGCATCCTCAGTCAACGTCAAAGTACCCGCACGAGTCGAACCCAACACAGCCCCCGTGTCATGGTTCCACAACAACTTAATGTCGTTACGGGCCTTCAGTGACGCACGGAATGCGCCAGGCTGAATTGTCTCAGTAAACCCACCCAAGTTTTCAGAGCGAGAGTTAAACAGCGCAGCGTAACCCTCAAGGTGCATACCATCAGCGCCCTCACGAATCTCAAACTTCTCAACCTCGACAATGCGAGTCTCCAGCTTGCTCTTAGCTAACCCAGTCACAGTGCTCCTATCCTCAGCCTTAGCCTCAATTCTACCAACCACACCATCCGCATACGCCAGCATACGTTTCGCAATAGTAGGTGCAACCCGCACACCCCACACCAAACCAGAATCTGCGAGAAGATTGTCACGCAATTCCACCCACATCGCCGGAGTCATATTGCCGTTAGCAATAGCCATCACCTCAAAAGAATAATCCTTTGCCCTACGCGCAACAGCACAAACAAACGCAGGCGGAGTCAAATCCACAAAATCGCTGACAGAAAGCTCACCCGGTTCAGCGCAATCCACTAACGAATATGACGCGGCAGTCTGTTCTTCCGCAACCTGACGCAAAGACCGCTCACCCTCAAACGTGGAATCCTCATTCAAGGCGATAGCAACACCCTGGTCGATAGCCTCATCCTTCGTGCCATGACAGCCCATAACTTCGCCGTCATCCTTTACGGTCGCAAACTCACCCACAGCACACGCAGGATTTTCTGCCTCAACAAAATATGGCATTACTCCACCTCATAAGCAGCTTGTGGATTTTCCGGAGAAACCTGAGCAAGACCCTGCAACTGAGTCGAAGGCAAACCAGTGTGAGCAATCGGGTCAAGCCCCACCGCAGCCAAAGCCTCCGCAGGATCATAACCAGAGAACACCAACGTCCGGGCCATGTTCACCCGCTTCTCCTCAGCAATCAAATCCGCAGCATCAATGTTCAGGTTCGCCAACGGCACACGCACATTATTTGCAGCCGGGTCATCAATGTCCGACATGTCCTCCAAACGGCGCACATCATTGATAGACATAACACCCGCTTGAATCATGGTCGAATAGGCAGAAGTCCTAGCCTGAATATCGGCGCGAGCAAATCCGTCAAGGTTCCACTTCAAGAAAGCCGTCTCCCCGCCAGGGTAGCGAGTAAGCAAAGGTGAAAACCCGTCCTCAAGTTTCTGCACAATCGGCCTAAGCGTGTGAGTGATGAACTGCAAATTGTTAGCCTCAACCGAAGCATACGAAGTAGTGCCTGGAATGTTCAGCAAATGGGCCGGGATATTGAACGCCCGAGCCACATCCTCCACAGCCAACCTGCGGGCCTCAATACTTTGCGAGGACTCAGGATCAACCTGTGTGGTCTTGAACGTCGCGCCACCCGACAGAACACCAGTACGGTGCCCTCTGCGCCAACCCCTGTGCTTACTGTCGAAACCATTACGCAAGTTTTCAGCCTGCTCCGCCGTCAAGTTGCCGGGGAACTCAATGACACCGTTCAGGTTTGTACCCTGACCAAAGAATGTGGCTGCGAACTTTTCCAACGCCAAAGCCAAACCAAAGTTTTCCTTCAACGCCTCCACACGAGACACGCCACGGACCGTCCCAGGGCGCAACACATCGGGGACGAAAATCATTTCCTCTTGAGACAGAACCTTCGTTTCACCCTCAACACTGAAGGTGAGCGTGCCCTGCGGTGTGCGCTGAACGGTCACGGTTCGCGGGTTCAAAACAACGAGGTTGACAACCCGCCCGTTACGGTCAGCGAAAACACGCACAAACAAATTACCGTCAAGCAACAACGACACAATCGCAGAATTATAAAACGCCACCCGTGGCAACGCAATATCAGGCTTCTCCACCCATTCAGGCTTAGGCCGGAACGCCCGCCTCTGTCCATCTTTACGGAGAAAACAATCCAGCGGGAGTGTGCTAATCGTGTCAGCAATAAGACTCACGGCGCTATAAACCGCGTTGACCTGAAAAACATTCTTCGAATCAATCGACGTATCCGACAGATTACCGAAGGCAATATCATCCCCAGCTTCAAACACAGTCTGGAAGCTGATAGCCCTCTGCTCAAACAAACGATTCAAAACCACGAATTATTTTCCTAACGCGAAACCAACAACCAGGACAAACACTCCACCAACAATCAAGCCGATGGGGACAGACAACAGGCAAGCCCCAACAGTCACGGCAACCATGCCACACACCTGCAGAACAGTAGACATAACACCCCTAACCATAAAACTCGGGAACCACTGCTTCCATCTTACCGCTACTAGCGCGGTCCACGCATAAGATAGCAGCCACCGCAGCGTCAATCTTTCGAGGCGAGTTTGGGTTCTCCTTCTTCACATGAGGGCCTGCCGGAGTCAACTTGATAGCAGTGTTATTTACATGCCTAGTCAACAACGCATCGTTGTCATGCACCAGGCGTTTCTCCGCCACAGCGTCAAAGAAAATCGCGCACGCTTTTATCATCCGTTGCGGAGACTGCGGGAACGCGACTACCGGCAACCCACGGTTCTCCAACACCTCCATCGACCTCTGCCAACGGAACGGGTCACACGCAATCTCCCGCACGTTATGGGTCTGGCAAAAGTCCATAATCGTAGCCTCAACATCCCCAATGTCCACACGCCAATCATCAGGGTCGCGCTCCAAATCCTTCTCCCACGCCTTCACCAGAAACACCTTGATTGGATCCTCAGCAGTCTCCGGAACCACCGCACCAACAATGACCGAAGCATCACCGTTATACGAACCATCAAAGCCCAACACAATCTCATCCTCAGGCTTCAGCTCAACCTCACCGGCACACGTCTCCCAAGCCCCAACAGGCAACCACGTCTCCACCGAAGACACCCACTGGTTACAACGCTTGATACGAAACTCCGCCTCGGGTGTTCTCCGCAACGCGGACTCAAAATCCGACTCCGCATTTAAGTCACCGAAGCCAGGGTTTGCGTCATCCCACGTCTCGCGCAAACGGTGGTCGGCCTCAGACTCCCACCACGCCATGAAGAAAGCGTCATCCTTTTCCTCGCCCGAAGCGATGCGCTTGCCATAGTTGTACAAGCTGTAAGCAATCGAATCTTTGCCGTGACGGTCAGAGCGCACACCCGCCGTAGTAATGGCAATAAGAGTGGCAAGTTTCCCACGGGCACCCATAGCCAACGAAAACACGTCGAACAATTCCCGGTCAGGTTGCGCGTGCAACTCATCAAAAATAACCGTCGTCGGGGACAAACCTTCCTTCGTCACAGACTCCGCAGACAGCACCCGATAGACCGAATTGAACGACGGCAACTCGATAGCGTCCCGATACAGTTTCGTAAT